GTGTGTGCTCTGCGCTGGGTGACACTACATGTTCAGGCCACGTAAGCAACTCTTGTTCCTCTTTCTGTTTGTGTTTCTCTTGTGGGCGTAACCTACCCATGATCTCTTCTGCTGTCATACCTGTACTAGTTGCACCTTTGATGCGACAGTCAAGCTTGTAGCAGTTGTATAACACAGTGCCATCCTCTTTGGTAGCAGTGAATGTGTTCTTACCACCACACCACGGACAGGTAGCACGGTATTGCATTCCTTCTTTTATATCAAGACCTTCTACGTATTTCTTAACGTTCTGCATTAGGATCACCATCGTAACAAGATAGACTAAATAGATACTCAGGAGGAGTATAAACTATTCTATCTTTTACCCAACTAGATTGTTTATTTGCTTTTCTTATTTCTTCTCTCATTGTTCTTGACAGTTCTTTAAGTTCATCTTCATCCCAGTAAGGAACTCTTAACGCTTTAGCATATCTTTTCTTTATGTGTTTTCTTACAAAGTTTATTCTTTCTTGTATAGTTAATAAAGGTTGATCGCCTAAAGCATTATTACACTCACCACAACTAGGTACTAAATAAAAAGAAAGACTTTGTTTTGTTTTATCGCTTACATAGTGCACAAAAGAAAGAGGAGGTACATGATCTAAAACTTCAGCAGGTATTCCACAGTAAGTACATTCACCATATCTATCACCAACCTTAGTATATAAACTATTATACAAAGAGTAGTCTAGTTCTCTGTTATTCATCACGTCCTCCTCTCTCTGGGTTAAGATCAAATCTAGTTATCTGTGTTGCGGCGTTTAGATAGCGCATTCACCGCACCACTGAATGTGTTTACCATGTAAGGTGTAACTGAGTCAGGGCTACGGTGTCCACTGACTTGCATGATGTGAGCTAGGTCAGCGCCACCTTCTACCATTTCAGTGATAGCAGTGCGGCGTAAGTCCATAGCAGTAATATTCTTTGGTAGTCCTGCAGCATCCTTGACTTCATTGATAGCATCATCAATCTGATCTACTGGGTAAGGCACATAAGCTCCTGCTACAGGCGTTGTCTTGGGTGCAACATATTGCTGAAAACCAAAGTCTCCCTTCTGCTGCTGTAGCATGGCACACAGAGCTTCTGGGATAGGTAAATGTACGTCTGCTCCACGCTTACTTTGTGTTAGGTCTATGCGCTGGGCATCTAAGTCTACCTCATCCCAAGTCAAGACACGCATATCACCTACACGCTGCGCCCATTCGTATGCCATGTGTACAATTAACCCAATGCTACGCCACTTGAAGTCAGAGTATGCTGTGTCAAGAAAGGTTGACACTTGATCACGTGTCCACTTAACCTTGCGTGGCTTAGGGTTCTCAGTCTTGATCAGTCTTACTGGATCATTCTCCATTACATCAAGACGCATACAGTAACGCCATGCTGTGCTGAGTGTAGCCTTACGATAGTTAGCTGTGTGCGTACCTGTCTGTAGCCATTGCTGATAAGCTAGGTTAGTGTGTCTAGCTTTTAGTGAACGTGCACGGTAGCTACCAAGAGGCTTACCTTCTACTACAGTATCAAGTGCTTTCTCTAACTGTGTAGCATACTCACGCTGTGACTTACCTGATAAACGTTTGTAGTTGTCACTGTGCAAATAGTAATACACTATGTCACGTACACTTGCTGTCTTACCTGGAATGTTTATCACCACTTTCTCCTCACTTTCCAGTAAGCCCAACACTCTACGCAGTGACCTTTGCCTAGCAGTAGGTCAATGAAGTATACTATGTTAGGCTTACCCTCTTTCTGCCACTGGTGGTTTCTTGCGCTGAACGTCTGATTGTTCTGACCTCCTAGTAGTACGTTGATCAGTACGCTCAGGCTCGTCAGTACTCTCTTTAGGTATCTTGCCAATCCAGTGTGTAACATCATCTGTCGGGTCATCTTCTTCGGTTCCTACCATCTTCGTTTCCTTTGTTCGTATCGTATATAAACCACACGAAAGCTACTAAGTAAATAATTATGAACAGTGCAGGTATTACATGCATATCTTAGAACATAGGATACCAGACATCACCATTATCCTGTGCCTCCTTAACATGTTTCAACTCAGCACGTAGGTGTTCTATATCATCATACTGTCCCATCCAATCAGCGTCATCAATCTGTTGTTGCAGTTCGTTGTGATAACGATGGATGTTCTTTAGGTTCTCTACATTGTACTTAGTCATTGTGTTCTCCTTACTTGATAAACGATACACTATACTCTGCACCATCCAGACGGAAAGTCAAGATACTATATTCGTACTGGTCACGTTCCACTTCACGGTATGTCTCGACAGTCTCGCATTGTAGTTCATCACGATAGCCTGTCACTACCTGCTCAGTCTTATTGCGTTCAGCACTTGCGACACCACCGATCACAGCACCTACTCCTGCACCTTTGTCGTTACCTGTCAGTGCCTTGCCTAGTAGTCCACCAATAATCATACCACCTAGTACGTCACCACCATCAGTACTCTTCTTGCGTGTCTCATACACAGGAACCTGGACGGTTTCACATACACGTTTAGTTTCTGGTACTCGCTCTGTGTAATACGAGTAGTGATCTTCTATTGTGCCTGTCACTGTCTGTTCGGCTAGGATAGGTGTAGCTAGCAGTGAAGCCATGAGTGTGTAGTTAAGCGTAGACACGTTCCACCTCCGCATACCAGTTCTTACTCTTGACAGCTAGCTTGTATGCCTCTGCCTTGTTGTTTGTGCTGTACCAACAGATAAGTTTACCATCGGTGTCAAAGAATTGTACTCTGTAAGTCATGCTGCTTTCTCCTTTACATACTCTACTCGTGTTAGTTGATACTTATAAGCTACACCATCTAAGGCCATACGCTGTACGTCAGTTGGATGATCTAGCCCTACCCATTCTTTAGGGATGTGGTACTGTAGCTGTCCTTTACGTGTGTCTAGGTGTACCTCTACTAAACCACGCTCTGTAACATCCCAACAAAACAAACGTAGGTCAAGTGTACTCTGGAATGCTGTGCGTTCTAGTATAAGTGTGATAGATGCTACTGCGTCTACTATTTCATGTTCTTCCATCTTGTGTCTCCTTCTGCATGTACTTGATGACTATCTTTTTGTTGCGGGATATGATGACAACTTTACCATCATCACCATACCCTATGTATTTACCTTTATGCTGCATTATGTTCATCGACTAACACGTAGCGTGTGTAGCGTTGACCAGTTACAGGGTGCTTAGACTTTACGCCATCAATGCGATAGCCTAGCTTGCGTAATTCACTGATACGCTTGGTGAAAGATTGAATAGAGTAGTCAATCATTGCCTCACGTACAGTCAAACCTTTGGTAGCACGTAAGTGTTTTAGGATTGTGTTGTGTTGGTGTTTCATTAGTTTGTCTCCTTCTTAGATAATGTTTCTGCCTTTACTTCTTGGCAGATGTCTATCAGTGTGTCAACACTTTCTTTGGGTAGCCAAGTTACTTCGCCTGTCGTACCATTGCTAACCTGCATCTCACCTGTGTCAAACAGATGTGCTTCCCATCCTTGTGTTAGGTCTGCTTGTTTAATTAGTTGCATAACTCTGTCTCCTTTACATTAGCTTCGAATACTGCACGTGCAAACCCTCGTGGCGTAGCACTGCGTATGTCTTTTGTGCGCTGGGATTTACCGCCCAACTTTAGGTGTTGCTGACTGTAACCGTCAGGCTTTTGTGTCGGACGTTTGGGTGGCATAGTGAAGCCCCCACCTGTCCATAGGCACGTCTTCTTAGTGTAGCGATCCTTGGGTGCGATGTAGTCAGGCCACCGTGGATGTTCTGCCTCTGCGTCAGGGATGTACTCGCCATACTCATACGGGTGGAACGAGTAGTTAGGCTTACGCCACAGCGTAGCTAGTCGGGACACAGGGTTCTCTATGAAGTATGGAATGTCCAGTGCCTCAAAGAGTGATGCGCACCACCGTGCATGATTGCTAGCACGTATCTGAAACTCAGGATCAGCCTTACGTTTACGCTCAAAGTGTGCCGCACCTGATACAGCTAGATCAGTACATACCGGGAATGCCATGCCAAAGACAACGTTATCATTCTTGAATGCCCTGCGTAGGTGTTCGATGTTGTCTAGGTTCCACAAATCCATGTGTCTATAGTGTATGGAACCACCGCTATCGTAGTGGTCTACATGGGAAGTGCCTTGTCCGTTTTGTCCTTTACCCTTGTGTTGTATGTCAAAGGCATAACATTCATACCCTGCCTCTGCCCAAGGCTTTAGTGCCTCGCCTGTGAAGTCATACAGTGATAGTACGATACCTTTAGTCATAATTATACCCTCTCGTCTGCTCTGTCTGTGTATGTGCATACACCTTCATCAATCAATCGCTTGGCTTTGCGTTCATACCATCCTTTAAACTTCCAAGCCATGCCTGTGTCAATAAGGTACTGCCATGCTTCTATTTCTTCTTCGTGGTCAGCAGGTACTAACTGCATAGATATATCAATCGCTAATTGTAGATTCATGTTCTTACTAGCTCCCCATTGGTTGGTGAATCTGGATCAGTGTCTATCTCAAAGTTAAAGTCCTCAGTGATCCATGCCATAGCTGACATCAAGTCGTCGGTTTGTTCTGGTGTCATTGCATCCTCTGGTATGTGTTGCAGTGCCTCATACACTGTTTCAAGCCATGTCTTCGGGTCATATCTGTGTAGTTCAGTCATAACGTCACCTCGTCTTGTGGTACTTCTATGCCTAGCAGTTTGCATAGCTTGTCGTATGTCTGTTGACCTGAACTGGACATTTTGTAGTAGTCCCAACCTAGATCAGCCACTAAGATTAAAAGTTGTTCTCTCTTGCTAAGTTTACTCATTGTTTTATCTCCTCTACATCATTAAAGAAACACGTAGGCCAACACTGCTTGTTGCTGTTCTGGTCTAGTAATACATACCAATGTTCACCATTGTAAAAGTATGTGCTGATCACTCCAAAGATTTCACCCTCTTGTAAGCCTTGCCAATCTTTCATGGCTTCCACTAATTTCTTCATGATGTTGTCTCCTTATCGTTGACTAACTTTGCTGCTAGGTTCCATGCCATAGATGCGGCAGTTAATGCAATCATCTTTTCATTACCTTTGAACTCGTCAAGCCATTGAGCTAGCGCATCTGTGCTTTCTGGTGTGTCAAATAGTGCGTTAGGTTCTAGTGTGTTCATGTTATGCTACCTCTTGAACAAATCCTGTTGTGTCTTTCTTAGCCTTACCCTTGGCATACAGTGCCACGATGTGTCGCTTAGGGTCAAGAAAGCGTAGATCATCTTTGTCACCGTCTGTGACTTTTACGCCACGCCATGTCTTAAGGTTGTACTCTTTACGGAATACCACAGCCACGTTCATACCCTTGTCGAGTGCATCTTGCATTTGTGCAGCATAGTCAGCATTCGCACCTGAGTATGACCACGTTAGGTGATAGTTCTTGATACCTGACACCTTGCGGTTAGAAATCTTGGTGTAGTCGTAGAACTGGACATTCGGGAACACCTGAAAGATCGTTAGGTCAGCCTCAAAGTTGGCTGTCTTTTGTTTGATCTTGATAAGCTCCCACCGTATGTCTGTCGTACCGTTGAGCCGTACCACAGGTGTGATACCACGTTTATGACAGTACGTTTGAAACTTGCGTATGTCCTCGACTAGTTGCTGCATGAAGCTGTCACGATCACGGTAAAACCATTCAGCCTTGCGTTGACGTGCAGTCTGTACGTTAGACATTTGTCCACGTCCTGCAGTGTATAGACAAGCTTCAATACAGTTAGCGATTGCCGCCATACTACATGAGTTGAATAGCTTACCATCCACCATCACTTTGTAGGGTGTCATGTACAAGATAGCTGTCAAGTATTCGCTACCATCACCCTTGACTGTCTTGGCGTTAGTGCCAACCCCTATAAGTTTATACGTCATGTCTATATCTCCCGTGTCTCAAAGTCTATTGCAGCTTGTGTGAAGCTCTCATAATAGTGTCCGTGATAGTATCCATCGTCTGTGTGGTTATAAACCCACGTTACCCAAGGGTGTCTTGGATTGTCAATCTTACATAGGACTACAGATAAGTGATCCCACATACCTTGTTTCTCTGTGATAACTTTACGTTTCATTTCAGTTCCTCCAAACTTACTAGAGAGTAGGCACACTCAATGCCTACCTGTCAAGAAAGTTTATTCATCACGCTTTGCTTTTGCCACGTGCCACCCGTTCAGCCATGGACGCATACTCATGAGACTGCATGTATATCATGCCACGCCACAAGTAGTTGCCGCCTATTGGTGCAAGGTTAGAGAGTACCAACCAAGACAGTGTTTTGTTTCTTTACCAATACATCACTGTGCAATGTACTAGGGTGCAGCCGGGCAAGTCTTACCCAGTCAGCCGGGGCTGCTATGTCAAATAACGTGCGGTACATTCGGGTCAATACCTATAGTGTTTGTCTCTGTTGTGTCACCTCATACGGTTAAGGGTTAAAGTGTCTAGTTTAGTCGTTTAGTTTAGTGCAAGTCCCTTTCAAGAGTGCTGATCGCTTAGGACGCTGAAACACTTTGAAGAACCTACGTTGCTTGCGTTTTGTTTCTTGTCGCTTTCGATGTACCAACTATGCGCAGATTGATTTGAGTATTGCAATAACTATTTTAACTTTTTGATAAACTTTTTGATAAGCTATTGTTTTTATTAGTGTTTATTTTAGAGTCGGGATGAGTGGTTCTCTTTGTGTTCCTATTTGTTCTGCTAGTTAGTGATTTGTTCTAGTTTTGTTCTTTTGTTATATATATAATGTGAAGCACTGGAAACATTCCGGGTTTTGAATGTGTTATGCTTTTGTGATCACAAATAAATGTTGTTACATGCATCGTATGGTGTATTTCGTGATCACATCGTGTAGGGGTGGTGTATTTCGTGATCACAAGCCTAATACTCAAGCTGAATGAGTAGTAAAACCTAACAAAAACAACTACTTATGTCCTAATTATACCGCTATTCTTTGATTGTATTATTTCTGATAGCTCTACCTTAAGTAGAAAAGCTTGTAAAAACAAACACTTAGCTATATCTTAATGGGGGGGAGGCATGGGCCACGGTGGGGGTCTACGTTATACGTATATACACAAATACACACACGGGGTTTTTACGTCCAGGTAAACCTAGAGCTAGTCTGTTATAATGTAACATTACCAGTATTAACAAATTAACAAGCTAGGGGTACGGACCACTGGAGCAGGTACCCTACAGTTTTAGTAACATTGTGTTACAGATTGTTACAGTATGATCACTTTTTAGTGTAACACACACATTTCTTACTTGACATACGCTTGACAATCAGCATAACTATGGGGGTAGGGGGCTAAGTTAAACTCTTAAGTAATAACTCTATAAAGTAGTTACACATAAGAAGTAAATATAAAAGATAGTTATTACATAAAAGTTATTACTTAGTGTAGTAAATATGATAGTGGACATAGGTC